CATTTGGAAAAACCACCCGCTGTCCACCAACACCCTGGTGCAAGGAAACCGACCCTGCCGCCATGTCCGACTTGGGATAGATGTGGATATCCAAACCGCCGGAGGTCTCGCTAAGGTTGCATACAATGACCGTTTCGGCGGAGCGAACCACGCCGTTGAACCAGACCTTATCGCTTTTCGCCAGCCTGCTCTCCGTGTGCGGAACATAGCCGGTCAGCGCCGGTCCTTCCTGCAGCATGAGGTCAGTGAACCAGATCGTGCCGGAGCAGTTGGTGACGGTAGGCTTCACCGTTACGCTCATGACACGCTTTTCCTGCTTTTTGTTTATGACCTCTGCCAGTCGGATGAATACGGGTTTAGCCATCAAGCACCCACTTCATCTCGCAGGGATGACCTACCCATCCCGTGGCAACAGAACCCGGCTGAAGCAGAAGGTCTGTTACATAAATTGTGCCGGAGCAGTTGGTGATGCAGATACGCACCGTTATGGATTTGACCTTGGAAAAGTAGTTCTCCGGCGTGATCTTTTCCGTGGTTTTCGAGAAATATGCCATATCGCACCTCCATCAATACAGGTCAATGAAGCGGGTCTCGGTGGTGCCGTCCTCGTATTCGATGACCACCTCAATGCCCACCTGGGCATTATCGGAGAGTTTCTCCAAGTCCTCCGAAGCAATCTGTGCCGACAGCGTATAACTGCTGCGGTTGGACGGATATACGGTCTGGGACATACTCTTGGTCATGCCCGCAACACCCACAGCCTTAAAGGATGCCGTGCCGGAAGCACCGTTTTCACCGTCTGCTTCAAAGCCGGAATTAACCCAATAGGCCATATCATCATCAGCGCGGGAATTACGCAGATGATTGAACGGCACCAGTTCTCTGATGTCGTTGTTGGAGACCACGCTCGTACCCTCAAGGGAGTCTGCGATGGTATCCAGAGTGCTGACCGAGCTGCCCAGGTTCTTCAGCGTGGTAGACAGTTCCAGAACAGTGTTCCAAGGCTCCTGCAGGTTGTACTCACGGCGCACAATACGGGTGGTGACCGAAAGCCCCAACTCCTTATCCTCGACACGGACATAATCGCCCAGATTCCAGGCTTCATGCTCATAGCCCGTCAGAACGGACAAGTCCATCGCATTCAGCACATAGGACACGGTGGGCTTGCAGTATTCCGCAAGGCGCATGGCTGTAAATTCCTTCATCTGGTATGGGTTGGTGAAGGAGGAACAGTCCAGGGTTGTAATGCGGATTTCTTTGGAATAGGTGTAATCCTCAAGGTAAGGTTTGCCGCCGTTGATATCGGCAAAGGTCAGCCCATCCGCGCCCACGGCATACAACCTGGTAACCAGAGAGCGGGTATCCACGATACGCTCGATGCTTTTCATGTTCTTCTTATAAGCGAACAGCGCACCGCTGTCCTTGCCGTTGACCGTCAGCAGATGCACCAGTCGGTTGGGGCAATCGAAAACAAGGTCGCCGCCGTGGAGATTGGCAATGCTACGAAGAATGGAAAGAGCGTTCTTTTCAGTGGAAGTCCATGTACGCTTGGTGGTCACATTGACCGTGCCGACACTCCATTCGGTGTCTGCCAGAGCGTAAGCCATAGCAACATCGGCGGTCTCGGCATCAAACTTCTTTTCTTCCTTACGGACGGAGAAGGTCAGGTCATAGAACTCTGCTTCGGCATATACCTGGGTAATGGTGCTGCCGGTGCTGTCCTTCACATCCGTGATGGTGCGGATTTTATATACATCATCAACAATCTGGATTTTCTTCTCGTTATCGATGTACTTTCGCTTGCTGTCACGGTACGGAATGCTGAAAGTCAGCGTGTCCTCGCCGTTAATTTCACCCGTAACGATGATGTCGTAAGCATTTTCCAGAATAGCTTCCCATGCACCATTGCTGTCCAGAACCACTGGCCTGGCATAGCCGATCTTCTCATAGGGAGCCTTGGGAATGTCATACAGGCGGATATCTACCAGTTTTGGTGTCTTGGAGGTATCTGAAGTGGTGAGCGTAACCTTGAAACGGATGTAGTTTCTGTTGGGAGATTGCAGCTTACCGTCCGAGCCGACCACGATCCAGTCACTCCAGTCGGTGAGGTCATCACTGGTGGAAGTCTCCACGGATGCAATGGCGGTAACTCCCGCTGTGTACTCACTGGTAACGGACACCTTGCCCGTGCCGGAAAGATTGCAGGTGGCAGCTTTCGTATAAATGACACCGCTTTCCGGGTAGACACCATCGGTGGCTTTCAGCGTGACAACGTTTGTATCGGTAAGAGCATCTACATCAGAAGAACTGTCCGCACCGTTGCAGAGGACGGTTGCCTTGAAATAATCTGCCAGGTCGTCTGCGGTCAGTGCAGAATCGCAATCCAGAAACCAGTCATCAAAGCCACCTGCGTAGTAATAGGTGTCGGCGTGCATACCAATAACCAAATCGGCAACGCAGGAGCGGTTCAGTTCACCAGTGAATGTCAGCACATCGGACTTCCAAACTTCACCTGTGGAGCGGTCACCCACAACATAAGTGAAATGCTTACTTGTTGGCTCAATGACCCCGGCAATAAAATACCAACCACCGTTGACCAGAGAGAAGGACGGGGTCACGGTCTTATCCAATATCAGTGAACCAGACGAGTTATACAGCATAATTCTGGGCTTACCGGAATACAGAGACAGATATAAAATCGGTTGTCCTGGACCGTATCTGGTGTTGAAGATTGGGCAGAATGTGTTGCCCACCGAGTAAGTGGTGGGGTTCATCCAACCGCCCACGATGATGCGTTCACCAAGGTTTGCAAAGATGCTGCCGTCATTGGTGACCTGTAGGTGGGTCTTTTCTGTAGTCGGATTATTGATATTAAAACGAATCTGGCGACCTTTGGGACTTTTGGAGAGGTTTGCCGTAGTGCCAGACCAATTCACAACAGTAAAATTGCGTCCATAGCTAGAAGAATCAGCAAGTGCCGTATCCTCATTCGGTGCAGACTCATTAAAGCGCCACAAGCCGGAGGCGGCATACTCTGCCGGGAACTCACCCGTGAAATCCGTCTGTTTATTCAGAATTGTTTTCAGAGACATACCGTCACCTCCATCTACTCTTTGCTTGAATCTGTAGTTCGGTCAGCGTGGCATTGCTCACTTCCACAGTGACTGTGTTATCACCGACAGCCAGTGTCGGAAAGTTTAGTTCCTGCAAATATGGCAGTCCATTGCGGAGTGTTTCTCCGTTTTCATCCACCACATAGGCAGTCATCCTGTCGGTGTCCACCACAAGGGTCTCTCCCTCGGAAAGAGTGGCATTCACGATTTTCATTTCTGTGCCGTTTGTAGTAACGCTGATGTAATTGCTTGCCCCGGCAGTCAGCACACCTTTGATGCGGTAGATCGGCAAGGACTCTATATTTCCGATGGCGCGGGTCACGGTATGGGTGCCTTCCTCGGCAATGGAAAAGGTCTCATCCGTCAGTGCGTAGCCAAAGGGGTCTGGGCAGAAAAACTTCAGTTCAAAGCTGCCTGCCGAGCGGACGAGTCTTTCGCAGTCCACTGCATCATTCAGTCGTGCCATAAAATATCTGTCCGGGACATCATCGAACACAAGCTGATGAAGCCCCTGGGTAGGGTCGAGCCAGGCGGCAATACTGTCCAAAGCGGAAACCAGTGCCGTGAAGTTGTGCTTGGGATAGATGCTGCAATTGGCTGTGATCTCTCTGTAATCGAAGTCAGCGCCGAAGTCTGCAACACCATATTTTCCCGGCACGGTAGTGGTAAAGTTGCGAAGTTTACCACACACCTGCCAGGAGGTCAGACGGGCTTTGACGCCCATACTGGCCGATGTAATATCGTTATAGGTAAAACCCATAGGTCAAAGCCCTCCTTTATGCTGTAGTGAAGTGACCCTGTGCGCGAGAGCCACTCTGAATGAGGTTATAGAGTTCCTGGGAAATCTTGCGGATATCCTCCTCGCTGCGGACAACCATCTGCTGAATAGTAATGAGCGCACCATAGCCCATGCCGCCGATGCCGGAAGCGGTATCGTTGCGGTTGACCGTGCCGTTGACAGTGAAGTCGGTCGGCAGCGCGGTGGTCATATCATCAGCCAAACTGTGCATCACATCGTTGATTTCGGAACTCATGCCTTCTGCGGCGGCAACGGCATCTTTACCGTTGGCATTGATAGCCCCTGCCAGACCTTCCACCAACATCTCACCAACCCAGCCCATTTCCTTGGACGGGGATGCGATACCGAAGAAGTCGCAGATACCATCCCAGATGGAGGAAATCCACCCGGATACCTTGTTCCAGAGCCAGGAAGCCAGGGACTGGATACCTTGCCACAAGCCACGGACAAGGTTGCCACCGACCTCGGCAAGCTGCGATACACCCTTACCGAAGGCAGAGACCAGGCCCGCAAGGATCTGCGGTACAGCCTTTACGATCTCAATGATGATGGTCGGCAGATTGGCAATAAGGGATATGAACAGTTCCACACCTGCCTGCACGATCTGGGGAATGCTATTTATAAGTGCATTGACCACAGAACCGATGATTTCCGGGATAGCTGCCACAATGGTGGTGATAATCTCCGGCAGAGCCTGCACCAAAGAAATCAGCAGGTCGATACCCGCCTGGATGATAAGCGGAATGCTGTCCAAAACAGCGGTGATGATACCGTCAATGATCTGCGGGATAGCTTCCACCACGGCAACGATAATGTCCGGCAGAGCTGCCACTAAAGAGGTCAGAAGCTGAATGCCCGCTTCGATGATTTGGGGAATTGCGCCGAGAATAAACTCGACAATTGCTGTAATAATGGAAGGCAGTGCTTCAATCAGTGTAGGAATTGCGGCAAGCAAACCCTCTGCCAGTCCCATAATCAGTTGCAGGGCGGCATCGAGGATCATAGGCAGATTGGAAATCAGCCCCTCCACGATGGTGATGATTGCCTGCACTGCGGCGGGGATAAGCTGCGGAAGTGCCGAGCCGATACCCTCTACCAGAGAAACGATGATCTGAACGGCGGCATCCACCAGAAGCGGAAGGTTCTCGATCAGCGTGTTCACAATGGTCATCACCGCTTCAATGACTGCCGGGACCAGTTGTGGTATCATCGTCAGCAGCGTAGTTAGTACCTGGGAGAACAGATCGACCACGGTGTCCAGTAAGGTCGGAAGCAGATCACCCACAGTCGCAAGCAGTGCATTCAGCGCCGTTGGCAATGCCGAGATAATGTTCTCAATGACCGGGGTAATATTGGTCAGCACATCCTGGAATGCATCCACCACATTGTTGCAAAGCTGCTCAATGTCAGCATCCGCATTACCGAATCCCACGATAAGGTTATCGATAGCCGCCTTCATGGCGTTCATGGAGCCTTCGATGGTATGTTCCGCTTCCGCAGCGGTAGCACCGGCGACGCCCATGCTCTCCTGAATGACGTGGATCGCTTCAACCACATCAGCGTAGGAACTGATGTCGTACTCAATGCCGGAAATCGCCTGGGCATCAGCAAGCAGCCGCTCCATTTCAGTCTTGGTGCCGCCGTAGCCGAGTTTCAGGTTATCGAGCATCGTGTAGTTCTGCTTGGCAAAGCCCTGGTATGCGTTTTGGATGAGTCCGATGTCTGTACCCATCTTATTGGCGTTATCCGCCATGTCGGTGATCGCCATATCCGCATACTTGACTGCCGCCTCCGTATCACCGCCCAGAGAGGAAATCAGCGATGCAGAGAAGGATGTGACCGTGGACATATAGTCATTGGCCGACATACCCGCAGTTTTATATGCGTTATTGGCGTACTCCTGCAGGGATGCGGAGGAGTCTTTGAACAGGGTGTCAATACCACCGACAAGCTGTTCATACTCACCGTAGGCTTCCACCACAGCTTTGCCCAGGGACACAGCGGCGGCTGCGGCAGCAGTTACCACCGCACCCATCGCAATGCCCACCGTTTTCAGAGTGCCGCCTAATTTGGAAAATTTGCCCTCGGAGTCATCGGCGGCATCTCCGGCATCATCCAGTTCTTCTTCCAGATCGTCGGCGCTGTCGGCAACATCGTCCATTTCATGCTCGGCATCATCCAGAGCCGCATTGTTACGGTCGAGTTCCCGCTCCATGTCGTTCAGCGCAGCGGTGGCATTATTAAGCTGAATCTGCCACTGCTGCGTTCTGCGGTCATTTTCACCGAAGGACTCGGAGGCGTTGGCAAGTGCCTGGCGCAAGGTTTCGATTTTCTGTTTTTGGGCTTCGATTTCCTTGTTCAGCACCTGGTTCCGGGCAGTGAGGGCTTCCACGGAATTGTCGTTTTTGTCGAACTGCGACTGAACGACCTTCATTTCCGAGCCGAGGACTTTGAAGGACTGGTTGATTTCCGACAGAGCCTTCTTGAACTCCTTTTCGCCCTCAAGACCGATTTTTAAGCCAAAATCATCTGCCATCTATACCACCTCCTTCGTCAGATTCCGTCCGGGATAATGTCATCGATGAACAGTTCCCGCTTGGGCTTGGCAAGCCCTTTATATTGCTTGTGGCACTCCCAAAGGTCCAGGAGTAAACCAAACGGCATCAGCCACACCTCATCCTGCGCCAGATGGAGGTGGGCGATGCCGTAATATAAAAGTCGAGTAAATAACTCTTCGTCACTT